AAACAAGCTCATGCTGCTGCTATAGAATCTTATATAGAAAAAAATGTTGGATTTGATTTAACTGAAACATTTAGAGACTCAGACCAAATAGGTTCAATGTATTTTACTAGGACATTAGAAGATTGGGCTAGATTTAATATTAATAATAGAACAAAATTTGATGCTTCTATTAGTTCCGGTTTAGCTATAATGGCTACTCAAAAAAGCCTATATCAACCTATTAAAAAACAATCAAAAATAAAACTTAACTTTGCTAGATATGATAACAAAGGAAATAGTAGCCAAATTATAAGATAAATGAAAGATGTAAAGGTTAACATAAATCCAACAGGTTTTCCAAGTCAATTTGTTTCTGATGCAGAAAAAAAATCTTATGACTTTGGATTACAGATAGGTCAAGCTATTCAATATGAGTGGTTTCGAAAAGACGGAGGTCAAGGAAGGTTTTATAATCAATGGGCAGATTTTCATAGGCTTAGGCTTTATGCTAGAGGAGAGCAATCTGTTCAAAAATATAAAAATGAATTAGCAATTGATGGAGATTTAAGTTATTTAAACTTAGACTGGACACCTGTCCCAATTATACCAAAGTTTGTAGATATTGTTGTTAACGGAATGGCCGATAGAGTTTTTAAAGTAAACGCTTATGCTCAAGATGGAATGTCTTTAGACAAAAGAAGTGAATACCAAGTGCAACTTGAAAAAGACATGTTAGGAAAAGACATGATGAATCAAGTTCAAAATGACTTTGGTATTAATACTTTTGCAACATCTGAAGAAGAAGTTCCAAATACATCTGAAGAGTTAGCTCTTCATATGCAACTTAAATACAAGCCTTCTATTGAAATAGCTGAAGAGCAAGCAATTAATACTGTTCTTGAAAGTAACAGATATCATGAAACTCAAAAGAGAATTTATTATGATCAAACTGTTTTGGGTATTTCAATGTGTAAAAATGTTTTTCAACCTGGAGCTGGAATAAAAGTAGAGTATGTTGACCCTGCAAATGTGGTTTATAGCTATACTGAAGACCCTCATTTTTCTGATTGTTTTTATTGGGGAGAGATTAAAACAATTCCAATTACTGAATTAAAAAAAATAGACCCAAGTTTGACAAGGGTAGATATGGAAGAAATTTCTAAATACAGTCAAAGTTGGTATGATTATAATAACACTGCTCAGTATTACAACAATAGCTTGTTTAGTAGAGACAGTGTGACTCTTTTGTTTTTTAACTATAAAACAACACAAACTTTTACATACAAGAAAAAAATAAATGCATCAGGTGCTGAAAGATTAATTGAAAAAGACGATACGTTCGACCCAACTGAAGAAATGATGGAAGAGGGTAGGTTTGAAAAAGTTTCAAAAACAATTGATGTTTGGTATGAAGGAGTTATGGTTATGGGAACTAACATAATTCTTAAATGGCAAATGTCTGAAAACATGGCTAGACCAGAATCAGCTTCTCAAGAAGTATACCCAGAGTATGTAGCTTGTGCGCCAAGAATGTATAAAGGGGCGTTAGAATCTTTAGTAAGACGAATGATAACGTTTGCTGATTTAATTCAAATTACACATTTAAAACTACAGCAAGTATTATCTAAAGTTGTTCCTGATGGTGTTTTTATAGATGCCGATGGTTTAAATGAAGTAGACCTTGGAACAGGGCAATCATATAATCCAGAGGATGCACTTAGAATGTTTTTTCAAACAGGTAGTGTTATTGGACGAAGCTACACTCAAGATGGGGACTATAATCAAGCAAAGGTTCCAATTCAACAATTAACCAGTAGCTCAGGTCAAAGTAAAATACAAAGTTTAATAGGCTCTTATAATCATTATCTTTCTATGCTTAGAGATGTAACCGGGCTTAATGAGGCAAGAGATGGAGCAACACCTGATTCATATGCATTAGTAGGTCTTCAGAAATTAGCAGCACTAAGTAGTAATACAGCAACTAGACACATATTAGATGCTGGGTTACAAATGAGTCAAAGACTATGTACTGCTTTATCTAGTAGAATAGCAGATATGTTAGAGTATTCTGAATTTAAAGAACAATTTATAAATCAAATTGGAAAGTTTAATGTTGGAATACTAGAAGAAATAAGTGAATTATACTTAAGTGATTTTGGAATATTTATTGAAATACAACCAGACGAGGAAGAACAAAGAATGTTAGAACAAAACATTCAAATGGCACTTCAACGTGATTCAATAAATTTAGAAGACGCAATTGATATTAGAGAAATTAGAAATATAAAATTAGCTAATCAAGTTTTAAAACTTAAAAGAAAAGCTAAAGAAGATGCTGACCAACTAGCGAAAGCCACTGCCGCTGAACAGCAAGGTCAAATAAATATGCAATCTCAAAAAATGGCTGCAGAAACTGCAATGCAAAAGATTCAAATGGAAACTCAAGCAGCTATGCAGATTGAAGAAGCAAAGGCTACTTTCTCTGTTAAGAAAATGCAAGGTGAAGCTGCTATAAAAGCTGAGTTAATGAATTTAGAATTTCAACTTCAAATGAAGTTAAAAGGCGTAGAGATAGATGGATTAAAATCAAGAGAGCTTCAAAGAGAAAGTGCAAAATCTGAAAGAATATCTCAAGCCAATACAGAGCAATCAAAATTAATAGAGCAAAGAAAAAATAACTTACCTCCAATTAGTTTTGAATCCAATGAAGACAGCTTAGATGGTTTTGATCTTGCAGAGTTTGAGCCTAGATAATACCTTAAATGTAAATTAAATTAATTATATAACTTTGTAAAAATCAAATCAAATGGAATTTAAAGTAAAAGAAGTAAATCCTTTAGAACAAAAATCAGTTCAAGAGGTAGAAAAAGATCTTTTAGACAAGCATGAAGAAAGTTTAAATGAAAATCAACCTAAAGCTGAAGAGTCAATAAAAGTTGAAGAATCAATAAAAACTGAAGAGCCTGCTGAATTAAGAGAAGAAGACGTTCTTTCATATATTGGAAAAAGATATAATAAAGAAATATCATCTATTGATGAATTATTTACGGAAAGAGAAGTAAGTGAAGATTTACCAGAAGATGTTTCTAGATATTTAAAATTTAAAAAAGAAACTGGTCGAGGGTTTAGTGATTTTGCAAAAGCAAATAAAAATTACGAAGATTTACAAGACGACCAAGTGTTAGCTGAATATTATTCTTTAACAGAAGAGGATTTAGATAGTGAAGATATTCATTATTTAATGGATGAAAAGTTTTCATATGATGAAGACGTAGATGATTCCTCTGAAATTAAAAGAAAAAGTATAGCTAAAAAAAGAGAACTTTCGAAAGCAAAAAAGTATCTTAATGATTTCAAAGAAAAATATAGCACTCCTCTTGAGTCAAGTGGGAAGGTTATTTCTGAAGAAATGCAAAAAGAACTTGATGCATATAAAAAGTATATTCAAGAATCGAAGACCATTGAAGAAGCTAATCAAAAAAAGAATGAGTATTTTTCAAGAAAAACTGATGAGGTTTTTAACTCTGAATTCAAAGGTTTTGAGTTCGAAATAGGAGATAAAAAAATTGGTTATTCTTATGGAGATGCAAAGGAAATGAAGTCTAAGCAAATGAATCTAGAAAACCTTATAGGAAAATATGTAGGGGACGATGGATTGATTGTTGATGCTAAAGGTTGGCACAAGGCACTTAGTGCTGCAATGGATCCTGAAAGATTTGCTCAGTATTTTTACGAGCAAGGAAAATCAGATGGTGTAGATGATATTTCTAAGAAAAGCAAAAACATTAATATGAATGTTAGAAATACTCCGCAATCAATTGGTGATACAGGGTTTAAAGCTAGAGCAGTAAATGACAACAGTGGAAAAGGTTTGAGAATAAGAAGTAACAAAAATAAATAATAATTAAAAAAAACAAAAATTATGGCAGGAGCTGTTAACAACGTCCCAGGATTTGATTTACAACCAAGTTCGGAACAAGTATTATTACAAACAAATTACATTACTAACTTTGATTTCTTAAATCAGTATCTTCCAGATACTTACGAAAAAGAATTCGAACGTTATGGAAACAGAACAGTAGCATCATTCTTAAGAATGGTAGGCGCTGAAATGCCTTCTAATTCTGACCTTATCAAATGGGCAGAGCAAGGAAGATTACACACAAAGTATACGTCAGTGACTTCAGCAGCAGCTGCAGGTCAAGATACTGCTACTTTAACAATTGGAGATGTATTAGTGCCAGGTTCTGGTTCTATAGCAATTAGAGTTGGTCAAACAATTATGCTATCTGATAGTTCTCTTAATTCAACTAATAGCAATAAAGCAATCGTTACAGCAGTAGATTTAACAGCTGGAACAATTGATGTAGCTTACTATGAAGCAGGAGGTCAGACAATGGCAGCAGCTGTAGTATGTTCTTTGTTTATCTATGGTTCTGAATTTCAGAAAGGTTCTGTTGGAATGCAAGGACAATTAGAAGCAGATGATTTTATTTTCGAAAATTCACCAATTATCATTAAAGACCGTTACGCAGTATCTGGTTCTGACATGGCACAGATTGGATGGATTGAAGTAACAACTGAAAATGGAGCAACTGGATTCTTATGGTACATGAAATCAGAGCATGAAACTAGACTTCGTTTTGAAGACTATTTAGAAACGGCTATGGTTGAAGCAGTACCTGCTGAAGCAGGTGGTGGTGCAGCAGCAATTGTAGAAGGGATTGCAAGTGGTGTAGGTAACAAAGGTTCAGAAGGTCTTTTCTATGTTGTTGAAAACAGAGGAAATGTATGGTCAGGTGGAAACCCAAATGCATTATCAGATTTTGATTCTATCATTTCTCGTTTAGATAAGCAAGGTTCAATTGAAGAAAATGTTATTTTCTTAAACAGAAACTTTGGTTTTGACATTGACGATATGTTAGCAGCTCAAAACTCTTATGGAGCAGGTGGAACATCTTATGGTCTTTTTGACAATGATGAGGAAATGGCTCTTAACTTAGGATTTACCGGATTCCGTAGAGGTTATGATTTCTACAAAACAGACTGGAAATACTTAAATGACCCAACAATGAGGGGTGATATTGGAGGTGGTACTGTAAACGGTGTGTTAGTTCCTGCAGGTTCTACTACAGTTTACGATCAAGTTCTTGGTAAAAATGCTAAGAGACCATTCTTACACGTTAGATATAGAGCTTCAGAAACTGAAGACAGACGTTATAAAACTTGGATTACAGGTTCAGCTGGTGGAGCTGCTACATCGGATTTAGATGCGATGGAAGTAAACTTCTTATCAGAAAGAGCTTTATGTACTTTAGGTGCTAACAACTTCTTTATCTTTAACAACTAGAAGTAAATTTAAAAGGGGAAGCCAAGCAAAAATCAGGGGCTTGGCTGACTCTTTTTTTATTATAAATTAAAATTAAAAATCAAATCAAATGCCAACAAAAAAGAAACAGGTTTTTGTAGATAAAGCCTACAAACTTACTAAAGATAACGCTCCATTGAGCTATCACATTCAATCAAGAAACCATAAAAGAAAGTCACTACTTTTTTTTGATGAAAGCACAGGAACTAACAGAGCTTTAAGGTATTCTAAAAATCAAAAAAGTATTTTTGAAGATGACCAAGATGGAAATGCTATTCTAGAACCTATTGTGTTTGAGGATGGATTACTATTTGTTCCTAAAGAAAATCAAGTATTACAAAAGTTTTTAGCACATCATCCAGGGCTTGGAAATATGTATGTTGAAGTAGATAAAGAAAAAGATGCTAGTTCTCTAGTTGAATCTTTAGATTTAGCTCTAGACGCTCAACTTTTAGCAAAAGAGTTAGATATTGAAATGCTTGAGACTGTTGCTAGAGTTGTAATAGGATTAAGAATAGATAATTTAACTTCGTCTGAATTAAAGAGAGATGTTAGAATATTTGCAAAAAGATATCCTGCTGAATTCATGGAATCATTAAATGATCCTTTATTAAGACTTCAAAATAAATGCGCTAAATTTTTTAGCGAAAACTTATTGGTTCTTAAAAACAAAAAAGATGTTTACTATAACATTCAAGGAAATAAAAACAAACTACTTACCGTACCTTACGGAGAAGACCCATTATTTATATTAGCTTCATTTCTTCAAAGTGATGAAGGGTTAGAGGTATTAAGAATACTTGAGGGTAAATTAGGTTAACATTATTTTTAAATAAATTAGAGAAGAGGCTCATAAATATGAAGCCTCTTTTTTTTGTACATTTGTAAAAAGACTTATAAATGGCATCAATAATAAATACAGTAAGGTCTACTGTTCTGTCAATTGCGAATAAAAACAATTATGGATATATAACTCCTAATGATTTTAACCTATATGCAAAACAAGCTCAATTAGATATATTTGAAGATTATTTCTATCAATATAACTCATGGATTGTAAAGCAAAATGCAAGAGTTTCAGGAAGTGGATATGCAGATATAATAAAAGGTTTGGTAGAGGTTATAGATAGTTTTTCTGTAACGAATCCTCTTGTCTTAAACGCTGGTGTTTATGAACTTCCATTAGATTATTATTTAGTAAATAAGATATTTCAAGGAAATAATGAAATAGAAAGAGTTAGTCAGAGTAAAATACTTTTACTTAATAGTTCTCAATTAACAGAACCATCTATAATGTTTCCTGCGTATACTGCTGAGGGAGATAATATTACAGTATACCCATCTTTAACAGGTGTCGTGAATTGTCAGTATATTAGGTATCCAAAAGACCCTAAATGGACTTATGTTACTTTAACGGAAGGAGAACCTCTGTTTGACCAGTCACCTGCTGATTATCAAGACTTTGAATTACCTGCATCAGATCAAGTAAATTTAATTAATAAGATACTTCAGTACGCAGGGATGTCAATTAGAGAAATACCTTTGGTTCAATTTGCTCAAGCAGAGGAACAGGGAGAAAACACACAACAAGGATAAGACATGGCATATTTAACACAATATCAGTATTACGAAAACGATGGTAATAATCCTGAAGATAAGAATTGGGGTTCGTATCAATACATTTCATTAAAAGACATAGTAAATAACTTCATGTTAATGTATGTTGGTAATGATAAATTAATAAATAACTCAGAAAGATATAATGTTTTATTTCATGCAAAACGAGCAATACAAGAGTTAAATTATGATTCTTTAAAAGAAATTAAAATATTAGAGCTATCTGTTAATGACGAATTAAGATTTGTTTTACCAGATGATTATGTAAATTGGGTTAGGATTTCAATGTATAAAAACGGAACATTGTTTCCTTTAACAGAAAATATTCAAACTAATTGGAGTAGTGCATATCTTCAAGATAATAATTATAAAATTTTATTTGATGAAGAGGGAAATGTTTTAAAGCCTGAGTTTTCTACAGTAGATATTGATAGAATAAAAGGAAGTAATAGAACAATATATTTAAATGCAGAAAGTCCATATGATGGCCAAGAAGGTTATTTTTATAATAATGTTTGGTATTTTGAATATGCAATAGGTGGGCGCTATGGTTTAAATACTGAAACAGCTAATCAAAACCCTACTTTTAAAATAAACAAAAAATCAGGAGTAATTAATTTTAGCTCTGACATGGCAGGAGAGTTAGTTGTTTTAGAGTATGTTTCTGACGGAATGGAAAATGGGGTAAATTCTGATATAAGTTTAAACAAACTATTTGAAGAATTTATTTATGCATATATTAAATTTTCAATTCTTTCTAGTAAGTTTGGAATACAAGAGTATATTATAAATAGAACTAGAAAAGAAAAAACAGCCCTCCTAAGGAACGCAAAAATTAGATTAAGCAATATACACCCAGGGAGGTTATTAATGAACCTAAGGGGTCAAAACAAGTGGATAAAATAATATGGCTAAGATTCAAAAGAACTTTATAAAAGGTCGAATGAATAAGTCCGTTGATGAGCGTTTAGTTCCTCAAGGAGAATACATCGATGCTTTAAACGTTAGGTTAGGTTCTACAGAAGGAACTGAGATAGGTGCTGTAGAAAATTCAAAAGGAAATGAGCTTTTAGTTGAGCTAAAATACCTAGGAACTCCTTTAACTGAAAATGCTAGATGTATTGGTGCTTATGAGGATGGCTCAAACGAAACCATATATTGGTTTGTTCATGACCAAGAAAACTTATTATCCCCAACAGGGAATGTTGATTTAATTGTTTCTTTTGACATTCAAAGTTCTATTTTATTTTATCATGTAATATCGACATCTGTATTAAATTTTGATAAAAAATTCTTAATAAATGGAATAAACTTAATTGGAGATTTATTATTTTTTACAGATAATTTAAATCCTCCAAGAAAAATAAACATTGACAGAACTTACGCACAGCCATTAGCAGGGGTAGACCAAATAACGGAACAAGATATTGGAGTTATTTTAGCTCCTCCATTAAATCCTCCGTCAATAGATTTAATTCAATTAGCAGGAGAAGAAAACTATATGGAAGACTTGTTTTTAAGTTTTGCTTATAGGTGGCAGTATGAAGACGGAGAGTACTCAGCTATATCGCCATTTTCTAAAGTTGCATTTACACCTGGGCCATTTCAATTAAATTATGATACGTATCTTAATGATGGGATGAAAAATATATTTAACAGTGTTAATATATCTTTTAACTCAGGTGGAAGAAATGTAAAGGATGTTGATGTTCTGTTTAAGTTTTCGACTAGTCAATCAATAAATGTAATTGAGAGATATAATAAAGTAGATCAAGGATGGTTAGATAATACTATTCAAACAATTCCTTTTAATAATAAAAAAATATATACAGCATTACCAGAAGAACAGCTTTTAAGGCTATACGATAATGTTCCTAAAGTAGCTCAGGCTCAGACCATTATGGGGAATAGATTAATGTATGGAAATTATATAGATGGATATGATATTGTAAATGAAAACGGAAAAGAAGTTTATTTAAATTATGACTTATCTTTAATAACAGAAGATTTATTTAATGAAGAAATAATAGCCACAGAATCTAACTTTAATTATACTATAGACAATATTGTTGAGGTTCCAGATGCTGAAGTTACTATTGATTTTGGAGACATAAACTTAATACCAGGCTCACAAATAGGAATTGAATTTAATTATGTTAGCGCCTTGTTTAGTGGAGACGCATCATATGATGATGGTTCGCAACCTTTGAATCAATTTAATTATACGTTTTTATTTAATATTCAAGAAAATTACAGTAGTATTCATGATTTATTTACAAGTCCAGAATTTATAAGTGCTGTATCTGAATTTGAAATTGATTGTCTTGATGGTACATCTTTGACAGATATTTTTAATTGTGGAATAGTAGCTAAAAATGAATGGAAATATGATGGTTTTGGAGTATCTTCTACAAATCAAGGATTTGTTTTAAATAGTTCTTTAGGTAGTAGTATTGTTAGTTTAAATGTCCCTGCTTTAAGATTTCAAAAATATGACGTAACGCAACAACCTGAAGTTCCTTTAGGAATTTATGCTTATGAGTATTTAACATCTATAGGAGCAACAGGATTATATGCTTTAGATTCATCTAAAGAAAGTCTTCATAGTAATAGAGATTATGAGGTTGCTATTGTTTACATGGACAATTACGGAAGAAGCACAACGGCATTAGTTGATACAGATAACACTATTTATGTTCCTTGCAGGAACTCAATAAGTAAAAACAATATAAGAGTTCAGTTAAATAATTATCCTCCTTATTGGGCAACAAAATACAAGTTTGTTGTTAAAGAGTCTAAAACAGGGGCTAGAACAGTGTATTCTAATATATTTTTTAGAGAAGAAGATACTGGAGATGTATGGTATAAGCTTGATGGAGACAATAGAGATAAGGTTCAAGATAATTCTAATTTAATTGTAAAAGCTGATAGTAGCGGACCATCGTCTAGATGTGTAACCACAAAAGTTTTAGATTTTTCAAGTCAATTAGAAGATTTTCTTTGTACAAAAAATCAAGATGATGAGGTAATTTCAGGTACTTGTGGGCAGCCAGCCGGTACTTATATGAAATTAAGACCATCTAATTTTGCAGCAAACTCACCTGCAAATTCTTTTATAGACAGAACTAGTGTGGGAGGTCTTCCAGAAACAGGAAGTAGCTATAGTCACGCTGTAGTATCATGTTCTATATTAGATGAAAATAATGTAGGTCAATTTGTGCCTTTTACTATCCCTCAAGGTAGTGTTGTTAATTTTGTTTTTAGAACCAACAGATACAAAAGAGGCTCTAGGTGTGGTAGTAGATTTTATGACTATGATAAAACATTTGTTGCTTCTAGAGATTATGATAGTATGTATCAATTTGTTGAAGGAGATCAAATTGATTTTACAAATGGAATCACAAGTGGTAGTGATGGTGGTTCAAACACAGTAAGTCAATCAAGTGTAATTTCAAATTATTATACATCCTTAGGAGGTCCTGGGTTAACTTATATTTCTTTTCAACAAGTTCCAAATCAAGGAGAGCTTTTTCTTGTAATACAAACAGGTACTCCTGCTTGTTCTTCCCCAGATAAAAGAGGGTCTTATGAGACAGTTCAAATTATTGTAAATAGAGCGACTACTTTGTCTGTTTTTGAAACAGAGGCATTACAAGCAAATGATGAATTATACTATGAAAATGAACAAACTTTTGATATTGTAAATGGACTTCATTTATCAGGAAATGCTGATGCTGACCAAGACCAAACATCTAGTCTTCCTGCTATCATTGATTTAAGTTTTTTTAATTGCTATACCTTTGGGAATGGGGTAGAGTCTGATAAAGTTCTTGATGCTTTGGTTTCACCTGTTTTGTCTTTAGGAAGTAAAGTGACATCTGTTTCTGAAGAGCAGTATAAGGAAATACATAGATTTTCAGACATTACTTACAGTGGTGTATTGAATCAAGAAAGTGGGTTAAATAAGTTAAATCAATTTAATTTAGCATTAGCTAACTTTAAGTCATTAGAGAGAGAGTTTGGGCCATTAAGAAAAATGCATTCAAGGCAGACTGATATTCTTGCTTTACAAGAAGATAAGATATCATATGTATTGGTTGGTAAAAATTTATTATCTGATGCTGCTGCAGGAGGAGCTATAACATCTGTTCCTGAAGTGCTTGGAACTCAGTTAGCTAGAATAGAAGAATATGGAATAAGTAATAACCCTGAAAGTTTTGCTTCGTATGGATCTGATGTTTATTTTACAGATGCCAAAAGAAGTTCTGTAATAAATCTAAAAGGAGGTTCGTCTCAGTCTGACAGACTATCTGTTATATCTAAAGTAGGTATGAGAAGTTGGTTTAGAGATTTGTTTTTAGATTCATATTTTACTGAAAAACTAGGTGGATTTGATCCGTATATGAATGAATATGTATTAAGCTCTACTAAGGATTTAGTTCCATTGCCTCCAGTTGAAAGACAATGTGGATATCAATTAATTCAACAATCTAGTGAATCTGATATTTCATTTAACTTAAATCTTACGACTATAATTGGAAACGTAGATATTGATTATGATATATCTGTAGGTCAAGTTCAAGTTATTGTTTTTTATAATAATGTAAAAGTAATAGATACCATTGTATCTAGCTCAGGAACACTAACTTTTTTAAAGAATCAAAGCAACCCAGTGTTAGCTCAGGTTTTTATAGTACCTCAAGAGGTTTCGGAATATGAGATGACGTTTAATTGCCCTGAATCAAGTGAGTTAACTGTAAAGCAGATATTTTTAAATAGCTCTACGGACGCAGGTTTAACATCTAAAATTAGATATAATTGGACTTTATCAAATAACACAAGTCCTTACAATTCTAATTTTATAGTGCTTGAAAGTGATGGAGTATCTTTGTTTAAAGAACAAACAGGTTCTGAGTCTTTTGGTACTATTCCAGCTGAAGGGGCAAATGTAAGAATGGAAATTAAAACACAAACAGGTTTAAATTTTAATGAGTTTTCAGATAAATTACTTTATTTAATTTCTGATGTTAATTATAATGAGTCTGATATTAACACGCTAATACCTTTATTAAACAACATAGTTCCAATACAGGTGCAAAATCCAACATCTAGCAATCCAACTTACTTTGTTAATTTTAATTATTCAAATCCAAGTGACTTAAAATACTTATATTTGGTATGGGATTTAAGAACAACTGGCCTTGAATCATTTTGTTATGATGTAACAATTCCGCAAGACGCATGTTGTGATTGTGGTTCAGCATTGTTAGAATTTTGTTATGACGCAACTTCATCAGCATCAGCATGTTGTGATTGTGTAGTGCAATAAATAAATAAATAAATAAATAAATGGCAACAACAATAAGTAAATACATTGACGGTTCAGATTTTTTAACAGCAACTTCGGTATATGATGACGCAGCTTTAACTACTCCTTCAGCAGATGGATTTTATCAAATATCAGGAGTATATAGAGAACAATCAGCAGGAGTTTTATTGGCTGGTTCTTCTGCTTGTCCATCTTGCTCAACATTGTTAGAATTTTGTTATGACGCAGCTTCAGCAACATCAGCTTGTTGTGATTGTGTAGTACCAGTATAAAAAATAAATAAATGGCAACAACAGTAAATAAATACATTGATAGTTCAGATTTTTTAACAGCAACTTCTATATACGATGATGCAGCTCTAACTACTCCTTCAGCAGATGGATTTTATCAGCAAAATGGAATATATAGACAACAGTCATCAGGAGTTTTATTAGCTGGGTCTACAACTTGTCCATCTTGTTCAGGCTCTTCGGAGATTTTGAGAGTAACTGGTGTTTCCGCTACTGAATTGTGCTGTGGAACTAGTAGTAACTACACAGCTTTTTTTGCTTCAGGGGATTCGTTTACAGATGCATCAACAACATTAATGTATGCTGACGCAGGGTTAACTACTCTTGCTCCTGATGGATGGTATCAGATAAAAGCTTCTAATCAATACAGGGAACAATCTTTGGGGTCTTTGCAGCCTCTTACTAATTGCCCTACGTGTCCATCACCAAGTGGATTTTTTAGGTCAGGAGCTGCTAATGCTTGTACTACATTTTGTACAACAAACTATAGCATTATTGCTAATGTTAGTACAGTGAGTGGTAACGACTATTTCACATTAACTTTTGGTGATGAGATTGTGGGAGGTTTAGCTGATGGATTTTATGCTTATGATGCCATTGCTAGTTCAACAAGTACAAGTTCAAGCTGGAGGATAATGGAAATTCAAAATAATTTAGTGATTGATATTCTTGTGTGTGATGTAGGAAACAATTGCGTAAATCCATAAATAAATAAGCAATGGCTGAACAAAAAGAATATACTTTAACATATAGCGAATCGGTTAATGGATGGCCTTCATTTTATAGCTTCATACCTGATTATATTTTAGGAATGAACCAATACTTGTATACCTTTAAAGAGGGTAAGCTTTACCGCCATAACAGCAACGAGCGTAGAAACAACTACTATGGAGTTGATAATGATTCAACAATAACAAGTGTATTCAACCAAGAACCAACAACCAATAAAGTGTTCAAGACGATTGAGCTTGAAAGTGATGCTCCATGGGACTGTGGTGTAGTTTCTGACTTAGGAGCAGGATTTATGCCTTCTTCTTATTTTGTATTAAAAGAAGGTGGGTATTTTGCTTTTATTAGAAGAATTGCAAATACAAATAACTTATCATTGAGGTCAGCTCAAGGAATAGGTGTTTTTAATTCTACTACAGGATCAGGGCCAAATCCAATTACATTAACATTTGGTTTTGCGATAGACTCTATTTTAAGCATTGGTGATGTATCTTATTACAATAATGCAGGTGCTGTAACAGAGATAGGAGAAATAACATCTATAAGTTCAGACAGAAAAACCTTAACAATTCAAAATCCAACAATTGTAGGTGCTGTACCTTTGTCTTATATTTTATATGTAAAAAATAGTGTTGCAGAGTCATATGGGACGCTAGGTTATTTTTTAGAATTTAAACTTACAAACTCAAGTACTGAGGCTGTAGAGCTTTTTACAGTAGATTCAGACGTATTTAAAAGTAATCCGTAGTTTTTTGTATCTTTGTTTATATGAAGTTTACTGTAAGGAAATTAAATTCAGAAGATTATAATTCAATTTTAGTGCCATGGTGGAAAGATTGGAGATGGACAGCCCCTCCAAAAGATTTTTTACCAGAAGATGGTGCAGGTGGCTTTATAGTATATGACGAAACGATTCCTGTGTGTGCAGGATACATGTATGTAACAAATTCAAAAGTAGGTTGGTGTGATTGGATTATATCTAATTTCGAATATAAGGACAAGATAAAAAGAGAAGAGGCTCTAGTTTTTTTAATAAGTGTTTTAACAAATACATTAAAAATATCTGGATGTAAATATTCATATGCTCTTTTAAAGTCAAAATCACTTACCAAACATTATGAAGAAAACGGATATATAGAGTCTGGAACTTATAACAAAGAAATGATTAAATTTTTATAATATGGCAGCATTCACAACAATAGCAGCAGCTACAGTCGCAATAGGAGGTAGTCTAGCAAAAGGGTCTTTAGCAGGAGATGCAGCAAGTACAGCAGCAAGAGAGGCAGGTAGGTTAAGAGTGGAGCAAGACAGGCTAGAGCAAGAATCTGTAGCTAGATTGGAGCAAAACTTTTTTGATGAAGTTAGAGCAACTACAGATGTTTATGATAAGCAACTACAGCAAGGAAATGTAATGGGTGCGCAAATATTAGAAGCTGTTCAAGAAGGAGATCAAAGAGGTGTAGCGGCAGCTGCAGGAAAAGTTAAGCAGGTTCAGGATGCTACATTAGGAGCAACAGCCGATAAGTTTGCAAAGCAAAAATTAGACATAGATATGGCTAGGGCTAAAGCAGATGAAATGTCAGCTTCTGAAATAGCAGCCTTACAAGATGATAGAGCGGCAGCAGCAGGATTACAAGCAGATGCTTTAGATGCGCAAGCAGACCAATTAAGAGGACAGGCAACAGGTGCTTTTATAGATGCAGGTGTAAGTACACTTCAAGCAGGACTTTCATTATCAAATTCAATATCTGCAGGGAAAGATGCAAAGGCAGCTGAGAAATTAGCTGCAGATAAAGGTATCAGTATTGATGATGCCAAGGTAGAAATATCTAAGTACAGCAATAAAGAGAGAAGAGGATTCATGAAAGAAGGTGGTACTGCTCTTGACGTTAGCGGTAGAAGTAATGTGCCAGGTGTAAGTTCTTTTCAAGATGCTATATATAACACACAAACTGTTACACCTGTTATAACACCAAACACACAAACTGTTACACCAAACACACAAACTTTTGCTTCTTTTAATCCCTTTATTCAAGGTTCTTTTTTTGAAGAGTTTAACAGGATTTATGCTAATGCTAATAATAATAAGATCGTAGATGGGAAATAAATTAGACGCAACAAGAATTGCATTGTCACAGGGTTTTACAGGAGCAAGTGACCCAACAGCTATATTAGATTCCATAACGAAAGGAATGAAGAGTGTTGCTACTTGGAAAAAAGGACTAGATGATGCTGACAATAAGTTAAAAACAGATACTGCTCAAAAATATAGAGATGCTGAGAAAAAGGTTTATGAAGACCTTCCGACTAATGAAACATATAAAGCTCAAGTTTTAAAAGGTTTAGATAGTTATAAGAATCGTTTGTATGACAATATGAAGATGGTTCAAAAAGGAGTTATAAATCCTAATGATAATTTAATATTTCAAGAGAACGGAAAGCAATCATTTAATATTCTTGCTGAAAGAATAAACAACTATTCAAAAGATAGAGAAGCTTACATGAAATCAGTTAGTGGGTATACAGATGAAAAAGGAAACTTTATCAAACCAACTACAGGAAAAGGTGGAGCAGCCTTAGAGGATTTAAATTCTCAAATGGGTAATCCTGAATTTACAAAGATTTCTTTTGGACAAGATGGAATGGCTAGAATTACATTCTATGAAACTAAAATAAACGAAGCTACTAGTACTAGAGAGATAGTAAAAGATAAAGATGGAAATCCAATACCTTTAAAGGGGCTTGAAAATGTAAGTGTTTTGGCTTATGAAGGTCAAAGAAATCAAGGTGCTGGATTGCCTAGAGTTTATTTACAAGACCAAGCTAAACAAGTAACAGGCGAAGGTAGTGCGTTTAAGAATAAATATCAGCAAATGGTTGATTCAGGTGGTTTTGTAGGAAACATAGTTGATGACGCTAAGGGTAAAAGCAAAGAAGAATTTAAAACATTATTAACTAATGCTTCAAACCTTATGTCTACAACGGCAGGGCAGGCGCTAAGTATTTTATCAGACAACGGTCCTGTTGAAGAGCAGTCAATACCTCTTAATGCCAGACAGTGGGATGAGATGTCAAAATCGATAGGCAAAGATGCTATGAAAGATACAATTTCATATGATTATTATGATTTTGATTCAGGTGAAATAAAGCAAGGAGAAAAGAGTAAGTATATTAAAATGACTTTTAGTAAGAACAACACAAATGTGCCTGTGCTTACACCTGAAGATAAGTTAGCTGCGGAAAGAATTGCTCAATTTACAATTTATTCTCAATTAAGTCGTGAGGTAAAAAGAGGTGTAGATGACCCTAAAAACCAAAGAGATTTTATATCTAGTGAAAGTGATAAGAGAATTGCAGCTAATGCTGATTTACAAGCTAAAAGACTTGCAGCACAAAAGATATTATCTGACAGTAAGATTAAAGCAACTGACCCTGAATTAGAGCTAGTTGAATATAAAAGTTTTGAAGACCTTATTTTTGGAGCAGATAAAGGAATGCTTATAACAGCAAATGATTTATTTGAAACAGCAGCGTCTAGTTCAAAATTAGGACCGTCCCTTCAAAAAGCAGTTGTTAAGACTATGGCTAAAGCTAATTCTGCAACAGGCATTGACCCTGAGATGTTTAAACTAGAATATAGTGATACGACTCTTAATGATAAAATTATACTTAGCAAAAAAGGAGCAAATGGTAAATACAAATTCCTTTTTGAGGTAGAAGATGATGATTTAAGTCCAGGGAAAGTAAAAGATGCAATTTCCAAAGCTCTTAGCGAATATATTTTGACACCAGAATATAAAACGTTTAATGAAAAAAGAAGATTAAAAAAAGAAGGATTAGACTACTCAACAATATAAAAATATATAATGGATAAACAGGTACTACAAGACTTATACGATAGAGCTACATCAAAAGGGTATCGTAAATCTATAGAAGAGTTTGAGCAATTAATAGGTTCTAACCAAGAAGTTTTAAATGACAATTTTGAGTATGTCCAGTCTAAAGGATACAGAAAAGATATTTCAGAGTTTTCGAAATTAGTAGGTTTTGGTGAAAAAAAAAATCCAATCGTTACTCCTTCAGATGGGGAAGAGGTTCTTACGGAGTCCACTACAGAAACGGAAACACCGCTTGGGTCTTCGGATGGTTTAAAGGTAGTAGTAGAAAAGCCTGAGGTAGTAGTAGAAAAGCCTGAGATAGTAGTAGACTATCTTCAAGATGATTTTGATGTTTTAAAAAACATATCTAGTTCTTCAACAGAAGAAGGTTTTGAAACTGCAAATTCTATGAGGGCTAGAGTTATGAGACAGAATACTGTTGAAATAAATCCTGAGACAAAGAAAAAAATACTTTCCGATTACAATATTCAAAAAGCTATTGAGAATGATATAATTGACGAGTCATTAGTTGATAGTGCTTTAAAAGGAAATAAAAAGTCCATTGAAAAGTTACAGCAATTAGCTAAAAAAACTCCTGAAGAATATAAAAAATTAATAACTGAAGGCCGTTTAGATAAACCATATGCTTATCAAGAAGGTTCTGATTTAGTTGAGTTTAAATCCAATCCTGAAGATAAATTAAAAAAACTAGAAGCTATTCAGGCTGTAAAGTCTTTTGATGATGAAACCAAAAAACTAGTAGAAGCAAATCCACAGGCTAATGAAGATGAATTATATGCTATAATGAATCGAGAAGGTGGTCCTAGTGATGAGCAATACGAATTAGCTGAAGATAATTCTATTCCTACAGGATTTGAGGATACTGATGTGTCAAGAATGTATAATGTTCAGAGTCTTAGAAAAATAAAAGGATTTAACATAAAGGACTTTGACGGTTATTTAAATGAGCAAGGATACAAAGAAGAATATTTAAGACTTTTAGATGATGAGACCATTGCTGAAGACGGAAGGTCAATTGATTATAGTGGAGGATACAATCCATCACTTGCATCTGAAAGAGTAAAATTACAATTCTTAACAAATTACATAAACAATCAAGTAGAAAGAAATGTTGAATCTCAAGTTTTAAAATATCAGCTAGACAATGAAGGACGACATCCATCTTTTGATGATGTAGAGTTATCTTTTTCATCAGGTGTTGATTCTAAAGAATTGACTTCTTATATTGAAGACGAGTTTCCAATAATGACATCTAAGCTAAAAGAAAGAGATGTTAAGAACCAAGAGCTTTATCAAGCTATGAAAAGCGGTGAAATAAAAGGTGGTGGTCAAGCTTTTAAGCAGGGATGGAGGTCAATAACAGACAGGATAAATAGTTTTAGTGCAGGTGTGTATGACCTTGTTGGAGCAGATAGCATAGCTGATGAGGTAAGAATGAATCAAGCTCAGACCGAACTAGAGAGAGAAGATTTCATGAGATATACTTACGCAAGTGGTAAAGAGTCAAATGTAGATGGAACAAGTTATTTAATAGATGACAACGGTCAAATATATGATACTGATTTAGGTTTAAGAGTGACAAATGTTTTATCACCTAGAGAAGCTAAACGAATACAAACTGAAGTAGGTAAGTATGGAAACAAAACATCTACATTTTCTGCTACAGGTACTGCGATTCAAGGAACAGGTATTGCTGCTGATATGTTATTGCAAATAGCCTTAACTAAAGGCGTAGGGACATTTGGAAAAGGAGTAAGCGCAGGCTTGTCTTTAACTGATAAAGGAAGTAGGGTTGTTGGCTTTATGTCTAAAATACCTATGAAAGCAACTACAGCGTCTGCTATGGTTGCTCAAGGTACTTTGTTTGCAACTAACTTATCTGAACAATCTTATAAACAGGCTTTGGATAACGGTTTGTCAATTGAAAAAGCACAAGAAGTTCAATCTATTGCAGGATCTCAAGGTCTTGCTTTAGGGGTTCTAACAGCCCCTATATCTACGCAAACAGTTGCAATGGATAAAATATTTGGGAAAAGCGCAAACAATGCTCTTGTTAGTGGAGCTTTAAAGGCTTACGAAAAAGCAGGTGCTAAAGGAGCTAAAGCGTATTGGGCTAGAGCTAGACAAAAAGCATCGGTTTATCTGCAAGCTTCTGGGCAGGAAGTGATTCAGGAAAACATACAGCAAGTTGGACAATCTTATGTTATTGGTAAAAATGTAAATGAGATTGCAGGGAAAGAAATAATGGCAAATACTATTAGTGGTGATGAGTTTATTAATACCACTATATTATCTGCTGCTGCAGGATTTTTTATGCCTTTTGGAGGGCAATTAGTTTCTAATGCAAGAACAAAAATAAATAAAATATATAAGCCAGGAGAGGCTGCTATAGATAAAATGAACGCTTTATATACTTTGTCTGTAGATGTAGACAAAACAACTGAACTTTTAAATAGTCAAGTAACTAAAGGATTATATACGGAAGAGCAAGTTAAAAATATATTATCAGACATTGATGTTTATAGAAAGACTATCAACAGTATTCCTAACAATTTAAGTCCTGAAACAGCCTTGAATGTAATGAATGATATTCAAGAAATAAAAAAACAAGAAGAATTAAAGAAACAACTTGATCCTTCTTTTCATCAAAATATAGATGAAAAAATACTGAGCTTAAGAAATAATATAATTAAAAAAACAAACTTTGATTATTTAGATAATAATGCTAAGGTTAAGCTAAAAGATGCTGCTATTAAAGAGCTTACTACTGAAGCTCAAGAAAGAGGTGAAAAAGAATTTACAATTGATAATAGTCAAGCCACTTATAGAGCAATAGAAAACTTTAATAATTTAACTCAAGAGGAGCAATTAGAACTTGCTAAAATTAAAATTAAAACAGATAAAGATGCCATTTCAGAGCCAAGCACAGAGAAGCAAGTGTTACCAGATGATGCAGGAAGCCAAGAAGAGGGGGGAGACTCCAAAGTGGGACTGCAGCAAGTGGGAGAAGGAGACACTCAGCAAGTCACTACCGACACGCAAGTCGAAGAAGGTGACACGAAAACCGACCAAACTAGCGACACGACTACGCAGACAGATACTGAACAAGTAACTCAACCTACCTCAACAGAGGAAGGTATGAGTGTGAACAAGGAAAATAAGATTGAGTCATTTGCTAATAGATTGGTAGATGGTGAATCTACTCAGGAGTTTGGTGATGAAGCTCAACAGTTTTATGCAGAGAATCAATCAGCTATAGATGAGTTGGTTATACAGAAAAGAAAAGATGTTCCTAAGAATGAATCTAAAACAAGAAGACTAGCTACAAAAATAGCTAATGGAGACACTAACTTTTCAAATGAGCAGATAGATTTATACGCTTCAAATGAAGCAGATGTAAAAGCTGAGGTGGAAGCTATTGCTAAAACCAATAGTCAGACTGTAACGGCTGATACATATAAAGGTATTTTAAAATCTATAAAGAGTACAACTAGAACTGATAAAGCGAAGCAGGAGGGAGAGAATGCTCAACGTAAAAGATTTTGGAAGTCTTGGAATAAATCATCTAGAGAAACTAAGAAGGATTTAAAGACTAAAAGAAAAGAGCTTAATAACCAGATTAAGGCTTATGCTAAAGGTAAAAAAGGAACTATTAGTTCAGCGCAAACAAAAGCTATTATAAATAAAGTTAACAGCATAAACCTTGACAATGAATTAAAAGTACAAGAGTTAATAGATTACTCAGAGAAAGTTTTTAATGATGCTGATTATGTTATTAAAGAAAAAACAGCTATTAAACTTAATGAGGATATAACTAAGAAGCTTAACTCTGGAGACTTTGGTCTTAATACAGATTTGAATACACGATTGTCAAATATTTTAAACACCCCTATTGGTAATCTTACCTCTGAAAACATAGATGCTTATAATGATTTTCTAAAAAAAGTTAAAACTTATAAAAAAAATAAAACACTATTAGCTCCATTAGTATTAGAAGCTCAAAATTTATTTGACTCCTTGTATATAGAAACACCTGAAGTTAATGAAGAGGTAGAAGTTAAAGAGACTAAGAAATTAGAAAATATAGTTGATAAAATAATTGACCCAGAAGTTTCAGGAGAAACTCTACTTAAAGATAATATTGAGTTTATTGAAAATGATTTAGGAAAGCTAGATTCATTTGCGTTAGAAACTCTTATAGAAAAAATTAATGCAGCCGAAACGGATGAGAATACTGACATAGTTCAGTCTGCTAATGAGTATGCTAAAAACAGACAGAAGGTTTTAAATAATATAAAGTCAAGGTCTAAAGGAATTACTTTAAAAAACTTAGACAATACAACAAGAGAAGCAGGTGATGTTGATGTTTACAAAAACATAAAAGATTCTGATATAGTTGGATTAACAGGTAATCAACTAATGGAATTAGAATTCCACCTTGAAAATATAAACGAAGGTTTTTATACTCATGCTGCAAACAAACTTGGACAATCTATAAATAGCAGGGCGCAAGACATGATGCCTGTTATTATGAAGTATGGTACTAAAAAGCACAAGGCGGCTATGGCTAAAACTATGATTGCATCTACGGTAAAAAACTTAGCAACTAATAGAGGCGTAGCTGCGGAAATGATGAGGTCAAATCCACTATCTGTTATTGATAATGTGTTTGGCAATTATAAAAATCAAACAATACGAAACAATACATTTACACCCATAGCTACTAAATATGTTGAGTTTAAATCTTGGGCAGGAAGGCTTACGGATAAGCTTGATGCTGTAGAGAAGATTTTAGCACCATCTTTAAATGAAAGTATAAACAAGGCCATAGAGAGACAATTTGAGGTTACAGCGTACTTATTAGCATTAGAGTCTGAAAGTAACCCAGGGGTTAAGGGAGTTGATACAGCGAATAGTTTTATAGATGCTGTTATTAAAAAATATAATAAAGACCCTAATAAAAGTAAATATAATAAAACAGATATTGAAGCTTTAGAAGCTATTAAAGAAAAATATAGTGAGAATGGTGTTGTTACAACTAAAAAAATGGATGAGTCTTTGTCTCCCAAGGTAAAGAAAGCCATTAATATAATGCGTGATGTTTACGGTTCGTTGTCAGACAAACAAGCTTATGTTACAACTATTGTAAGAGGAAACAAATTAGACTTGTTGAATAACTACGTACACCATAAAATGGATGTAGATAAGGAAGGTTTTTTACAAAACAGTGATGCAAATGATGCTCAACTAAAAGAGCAAATAAATTATTTTAACAAAGCTAGTACTAAGTCAAAAACATCAATAAGCAGAACAGGAATAAGTAATAATAAATCAATAGACTTTAGTCCTGTATCGACAGCACTTAGGGCGTTAAGAGCCGTAGGTATGGATTATTATTTAACTAATGAAATTCAAACACAAAGAAAAGCATTAAATGAATTAACTAAAATAACAGAAAGAAATACAGACAGGAAAGAAGTTGTTCAGGCTACTAAAGATTTACAAGATGTGTATAATGAGTCTATAGATAATGTTATTGGCTCTAACTTTAGTACCGATGTGGTTGGCGGTAAGTATATGGATATAGCAAAGAGAATAGGTTATTACGGAACATTAGCTTCTATTCCTAGAGCAGCAGCTGAACTTGGTTCTAACTTGGCTTTTGCAGTTTTAGATAGTCCTCTAGCTACAATGGATGGAATGAGTAAGTACGGTAAGCTAGGATTTGCGCAAAACGGATTATCTTTTGTTGAGGCTGTTAAAGCTACATCTCTTACTAAATTATACAATTCTGAAATACTATCAGGTTCTAAAACAGAACAAGGTGGTGTTGTTAGAAATAAGAAAAACAGCAAAAGATCTAAAGAAACTAAGGCAGGAGAGGCAACGGAGTATGTTGGTAGGTTTACTTCTCAAGGAGCTAAAGGAATTGAATTTATAGCAGATAACTTATTAAGTACTCCTGATAAAATGATTTCAAGACCTTTGTTTTTTGGTACATTTGGTAGAAGTTTTAAAGCTTCAACAGGTCAAGAAATGGATGTAAATAAGATATCAGAAAATGACCAAGAGTATATGGAAAAATATGCTGATGCTATTAAAGAAGCTACTATTGCAGCTGATAAGGCAGTAACCCAAGCAGCAACTTCTAATGACCCATTTAGTTCTGTGTTAAAGAATCAATTAAAATCAGGCCCAGGTAATGCTAGTCTGAATACTTATAGAACAATAAATTCATACATGGCTAGATTTTCTATTAATGAATACGCTACAGCTAGGCAAGCAGTTGCATCTATGGTGGGGCAAGGAGACCTATCACCAATACAAGGAGCTGCACAATTAACAGCAGTACTGACAAGAATGAGTTTGTACGTTCTTTCATATAAATTCTTTACATCACTATGGCAATCAATGCTAGGTATTGATGATGAAGATGAGGTGGATTACGAAGAGTTAGCTGTAAGGCAAGCAGTTGGTGCAGGCGTATCTTTAATAACGAGAGGGGTTTCAGGCAATGTACCTATGATTTTGCCTAATGCGATTATAGAGGAATTAAATAAAGAGTATGGAGAAGAACTTGGATTATGGACAAGCGAAGGTGATGAAGGATATAATCCATATAAACACTCATTAATTTTTTCCACTGTTAATACATCTAATATAGAAAGAAAAGGAGCAGAGGCTGCATTGATAAATGTTTTATCCGGCCCTATAGCAAATCAGGTAAATGCAAGTCTAAGGGTAGTTAATTTATTAGCAAAGATGAAGAGTGATGACCCTAATATATCTAGTAAAGCATACGAACAATTTCTTTCTGAAAGAACAGCTATAGAAATGCTTAATATTCCTGGAGCAGTTCCTTTCTACAAAGACCTTAGAAGATATTTTATGGCTAAAGATTGGTCTAAAGTAAAAGCTGAAAAGAATAAACCGAAACCTTTAACATATAAAGAGATGTTAAAGTTTGACCCAATAGGTGCAGCAAAATTAAAAAAACAAAAAGATAGGTTAAAAAAAGACCCTAGATTTATTCAACAGAAAAGATTAATAGATAAAATAAAAAGACGAAATAAAAAGATGAAGAACTAATTTTTAACTTTTTTTTCATCAAGCATTTGCTGAAGCTTTCGTATCAGCTTATAGTTTGGTCTTTCTTTTAATTTTTCTTTAAGGATTTGATCGGTGACAATTGATTTCATTTGATTTAATTTAGATTAAAATATATGTGTAAGTCTTGCGACTTGACCATGTTCTTTATGATGTAAAAAACCTTCTACTGCTTTAACTCCTCCAACACCATAGCCTTTTTTGTGATGCCATGAATCTGTGCCACTAGGCGACCTAAGAGACTCTACAGTTATACCGTGGTAATCTTTACTAGTTTTGTGATGTACATGGTGAGTATAAACATATCTATGTTTTGTTTCAGCCCACCATTTAGAGAATTCATTAGCCATTATTAACGGCAGGTCCGATTGTTTTGCTCCATCCCCATGAGTTGATCCAATTAGGTTTTTTCCATATTTAAATCCTTTCCTGTGAGCTATACTACAGTCAAAAGTTATGTTCTTAGATTTTCTAAACCAAGACTGTATGGAGTCAGATAACATAAATCCTGACATATAATCGTGATTACTTGGGTTATATACAAAGTGAACATCTGCAACTGACATCAATGTTTCTAAAATATCGACATAAAGTTTTTTAGCTGTTATAAAGTTTTCATACCACATCCCATCTGTATCTTGAGGTGTGCCTGCTGTTGTTTTTCTAGACGGCATGTCAACATGTAGTATATCGTTACCCCCTATAAATAATATTTTATCTTTGTGAAATCCGTCAGATTTTTTTAAAATACCTTTAATTCCTTCCTTTACTCTTTTTACTGCTATCTGTGAGTTGTATTCTTCACCACTTTCAAATGAGGAAGCGAGTTTTCCTATATGAATATCTGCTGGGTCAATAACCAATAAGTACGAGTCATTTCTTTTTGTTCTTTCTATTTTAGGATAAGATGGAGAATGATTATTCATTTCCTTAATAACCCTGTCTCTCACTTCTTCTGGAGTTATCCCTACATTTTTTGCATGAACTGAGAAGTGTTTTCCTTTGTGCCAGTAATGATCAACTTGATCCATAGGAATTCCTACTTTCTCACATTCATCTTTTAAAGCTCTGTGGTCTTGAATTAGTTTATATTCTTGTGAATTTATTCTAGGCCTGTATTGTTTTGAATCTGAATTAGATTTCATTTTCCGAAAGTTTTTGAAGTTCCCTAAATATTGAATTTATTTCTTTTATTTTTAAATTCAACACAGTGTAATCTTCATCCATCAAGCTCTCATAAATATCGTCAGTAATATTATTAATGTTTTTCATAGTAACATTAATAAAGTTTATAGTAACTTTGTTGGTGTAATTTGCAGACATTTTTTCGCATTAAATTTACGAAAAATTATTTAAAGTTTTTTTATCTGATTTTTCAATTCCCAAATCTTTCTTTCTTGCTTTATAAACAAACCCATAGATGATTTAATTATTTCTCCTTTTAAGACAAAATGTTCACTCAATGCTAGTTTTAATATGTTGGCGCACACATTATATTTATCATACATTAACCTAAGCTCTTCCATTTCTTCTCCATCTAATTTATTTTTTTCAGCAATAACTTTTACTTCGTCTATTTCTTTAAGTCTTTCTTCTAGTAGTTCGATAGGGTTTGTCATAGATTATTTAATATATTTAAATCCTTCATTAATTACATCTAGATATTCATTAAGAGATATAGTATAAACATCAACCAACATAGCTAAGGAGTTTGGATTTCTAAAATACTCAATCGTAAAAAATGTAGGCTTGTCTTCATCGTCATGAACAACACCAGATATTGTATTTATTATACCATCTGTATTCTCAATTTCTAGCGTATCTATTTGCGAAGCTATCTTGTTTCTTATTATTTTATTAAAACTATACATTTGTTTTAAAAAGAATTCATCTATTTCGAATTCATCCTCTATATACTTCTGTTTTGCACCCATGTTTTTTTAATTCTTTTAATCTATATTCTTGTAGTTTAGACACTGCCCCCTTTGACGTTTTTACTTCTGAAAATAATACCTCACAATTAGGAGGGATAGCTATTATATCAGGTATACCATTCTTATTAGTTTTAATAAGCTTGATTACATAATACCCATCAGCCTCCAATTGATTAATTCTTTTTTTTTGTATTTGTTGCTCTGTCATTAAAATGGATCATTATTCCAGTCCTCAGGAAATAATTTCTTAGCTATTGCTTTTCCTACTATCATTACTATTGCGGCTACTCCTAGCCAACCGATTGCTTCTATCATAATATTAAGGTTGTAATTCGTTATCTAATTTTTCAAGTATATGTCGTACATTTTCCTTGTCTACGTCAACATCTATTAAAATCTTATCATCATCAATCCAAAGTTTTAGATTGTAATGTTCATCATTTATGATGTTGCATTTTACTTTTAATTTCACAATTCTACTCATGTTATTTAATTTAAAGTTAATAAATCTCTTTTAAAATGTTTTAAGGTGTAATCTTTCTTTTTGCTTACAGCTTTGTATATTTTATCCTCAATACCTTTTGATGTGAATATCCAAAAGATTTCATTCTCTGGCCTATCTTTAGTAGTCATACGATCACGACTCTGCCAATAACTAGTAGCACTGAAATCTATATTGTAATATACTAAATATTTAGCTTCTCTTAAACTTATACCTTCTCTCCCACTAACAATCTGCAATGCAATAGATTTATCTGTGGTATTGAATGTTTCTAAGTCAGTACATACTTGCTCTCCATACACTTTTTTAATTGCATTAAGCTCTTCTTTAAACTTGTAAAAAATACCTATTTTATTTAAACAAAAGTTATCATATATGTATTGAGCTTTAAATGTGTCAAGAACCATAGAGTTGCCGCTTTCAAACTTTACTGTACCACTATACATTTGATGTAGCTTCTGCATCAATTTAACACTTGTATCTGCCAATATAACATCTTCCTTACCTTCAACAACTAAATACTTTGTTAGTTTATTACAGAGGCTGTAAATAGATTTAGGAGCATCTACTCTAAGTATTGTTTCTTTTATAGAAGACTCAAATCCTGCTTCTTTTTGAGTGTATGAAATCATATACTTATTCATCTTCTCTAAGATGGACTGCTTACCTACTGAGTAATCATTAACCATAAATGAACCAATACGTCTTGTTTTTGGAACTACATAATCTTTAGAGAATTTGTAAAAATTTATATACTTTCTAAAAGGATTGTTTTTAATACCGTATACTTGATGATACATTTGGCTAAATGACTCTGGAGTCGGTGTTCCTGATAGTAAAATTATATATGGATTGTTTTTAACTATAAACTCTTTAACTAGCTTGGCTCTTTTGCTTGGCTTAGGAAAAGCACCCATACTATGGGCTTCATCACAAACAATTGCATCCCAACCCTTTACATCAATCTTATGAAGAGATTCGTAGTTTATAACAAATATTTTATAACTTGGATTTAACAGCTTGTAGTCTGACTCAATACTTCCTATAGCTTTCTTCTTTGTGATAAACAATACATTGTTCACTCTCATCATTTGATTTAAAATGCCTAATGAAGTAAGTGTCTTTCCTGTTCGTACCTCCATAGATAAGTATACGAAGTTGTAATTAGATAAACATTTGACTCCATCAGTTATAATTCTTTTTTGGTAGTCTCTAAATTCCATAAGTTTCTCTTAAATATTTATACACACTAGGCAATTCTTTCATTGCTAGTTTTTGATTTTTATACAGTTTACTTCCTAAAGTCTCTGAACTATAGATAGTTGTCTTTTTAACTTTACAATAAAAGCTATCTTTTCCTCTTGTAGTTATACCTCCTTTTCTAATAGCTATTTTAAAATTACCACTACGATTTATAGGTTTAATATACACTTGGAAATCATTTTCAATACACCATTTGAAATTAGAACGGCAATCCTCTGTCATCGTCTTTTTCTATTTTAACATCTTTCTTTGTTTTAAATACAATGAATTTTCCATTCATATCTCTGTCAGTATCTTTAGGTCTTACTCCTGTAATATATTGTCCATACTCAATTAACCATCTATTAAATTGAATGTTAGAGATAGTTGTTTTTCTATTTGGACCATAATCCGTATACTCAGATATAAAATCATAATACAGATCGTTGGTGTATATCTTCTCATTAAGTCTAAGCATTGAGTTCTTTCTATCACCAATAATTCCACACCATTGAGCAAAGTCATAATTGGTGTTGATTGCTAGTTTATTAATATCAACATTCTTAAAGTTACCTTTAATCAAACCATTCTTTAAATAGAACATTAAATTTTCAATCATATAATTATCAAACGCACACCACTCATCTTCATTCCATTCACCAAACATCAACTTACCAAATTCAACTAATGGAGTAAATTCTTTTGTATAAAAGTTCGTAAAAAATATTTCCCATTTTCTTCTCTCAAATGAATTACCCTTACCTTTTATAGGATAGTTTGTTGTGATAGCAACCTTAGGTGATTTTACAAATGGTATCTTAATAGCATCTTTATTTTTCTTCTCAAGAGTAAGACCTTCAGTAACTACACTAAACAATCTTTCAAAATCAAAATGCTTTTTAACATCGTCAAAACACAGGACTTGAGTATCTGCAGATACAAGTTGATATGCAAAGCTCTTCTCAAAATTAAATGATTTACCATCTATTGTTACTAGCTTCTTCATATGAGATAAGGCTGTCATAAACAAACCTTTACCAGTCCCTCCTTCAGGATCCTGTGATAAGTTTTCATCTCCAAGTATAATTGCAGGACAATACGATAAGTTTTTATAAGCATGCAATACAAATCCAATTGTGCTTCTCATACACTTTATGGTCTGTTTGTCTTCGCTAGAAACATTAGATATAAAAGTCTTGTAATCGCATTCAAAAGATTCACATATATGAAAGTCTCTGTCTATAACCTGGTCTTTCCAAACATAACCACCTAAATCCTCGTAAGATATTGTAGTCTTTTTTGTCTTAGTAATTTTTACTGCACAGTTATTATAATATAAATATGCTGTATTCTTATCGTCTTCAATAAAGTAAACATCTACTGTACCTAACAAAGAAAGAAAATCCTCCCTAAAGAATCTTGTTTTATCTGCAAAATAATTATAGATAGAAAGGTCATCAATACTTTCAAGATATCCTAAAACATAATCTTTTATTTCCTCCTCATTTGTATGGTCTATCAAGTTGCTTGTTACTCTTACAAATATAAAATGCTTACTTCCTTCAGGCATAAACTTATAGAAGCCATTATCCTCTAGGAAAGCCCTAAATAAATAATGTATTATACTTATAACTCCTTTTTCATTCTTCACCCAAAATCTTTTATCTGATTCCTCCTCCTCTACTTTTGTGATAGTAGACTCGGCTATTGCGTCTTCAATACCAGATTCAACTAATTGAAGACGTATCTCCTTTTTTGATACTCCACGCTTTAGCTTTGCCCTAATCTGATTAACCTTATCTTCATCCTCATAATACTTTGTTCCGTGATTTTGAATTTGAGAGTAAGCTGAGTTTATTGTTGTCTTTATTTCATTAAGACTAAAGTCTCTGCTTTCAAACTGACCCATTATATACTCAGCAAAATGCTTATCTATTCCATAATCATTAAATGCGGCAGCTAGTATATAAACATTATTGTTTCGCTCTCCATCAATCATTCCATACTTCTTAACCCACCACTTCATTAAAATATCTACTATTTTATTTTTATTGGTGACTGGTATAGTAGGCTTTGACGAATACTTATCAACTACTTTGTACTCGATATCTTCTATCTTATTCCAAACGTGAGAATTAACATTAATGTATATCAATGGGTCGTATGACTCATAGCAAACTCTTGATATATTTTTACTTGTCTTATCAAAGTATTTAGAATTAAAGTGTTTTTCTAATGATAAAAAATAGTTTTTGTGATTTTCTGAGTCTTTAGGTATCTTGATAAGAGCCTTCAGGCCATTACCACTAGGGGATATAAATACAGAGTAGACGTGCCTGTCTTTAGACAGTCTTTCTTTTTCTGACATCATATCTTTTTTTGTTTTATATCCATCAAAGTCTAAGCATATAAAACCACTATGCTCTTTCAGACTGCTGTCTGATCTTTTATTAAATGTTCCTGAGAAACATATTGCAGGTAAGTTCTTTTTTAATTCCTGCCTTACTGACTTATCTTTCTCAGACCTTATTTGTTTTATTAAACCCTTTGACTTTCCTTCTTTTATTCTAAGTAAAATAGATTCCATATCTCTATAGAAAGGAGTCGAAGTGTCTTTTATGTTTCTAAAAATTGTTACGTTACCCATATGATAAGATTGATAGCTATATACTACTATATAGTTTATTTATTATTTATTTTTTTATTTCCTCGTATCTAAGGAAAAAAGTTAACATTTATGTCATAAAAAAAAGAAAAGAAAAGGGGTAGATAAATACCCCTGATCCTTTTCAATCGATATTAAAATGGCAAGTCTTCTGGATATCCAGGCTCTTCCTTTACATTATTTGCAGGTTCAGGAATATCATTTACGTCTTCCTTCTTCTTTGGAACAAATTGGTCAAGCTCAATGTATGTCTTTCCTGATTTAGCAGTTAAAACATTTAAGTTTACCCAACCATTCTTTTGATTGGATTTTAAAAATGAAATCGCTTCTTCAACTTTAACGCTGATGTTACCGATTACAAAGTCTGGTGCGTTCTCTCTTCTCTTGAAAAGAAATCCGTCTGCAAAAATTTTGTCTTGTGACATATAAAATTGTGTTTATTTGGTAGCTTAGTTGGAGAAGCTACTCTGACTCCTTAATTAAAATTGTTCGTACTCAATAAATTGTGTAAGGTCTTTTTCTGAATCTTCAGCAAAGTATTTATTAAACATCTCTACGGCTCTTATTACCTTATCTCTACCTCTAAGTAATGTTTCTTCACTCGGCTTTGCTATCTTCAGCATAAGAGTCTTCTTGTCTACTATATAGAACTCAACAGGTTTACCAAACAGTTGTTGGTATATGTATGCTTGACTGTCGTAGTTGTAATCATTAGCACTCCATTTAAATTTATTAATATCTCCTGATGTCTTAATATCAATAACCTTATCTTTAGTTACGATATCAGCCTTTCCTTTCCAAGTAATTCCAAACAACTCAGTAACTCCTGGTTGCTCGTAGATATTTCCTTCTTCGTATATATCTGTATACATTGTGAAGTTAGACTTCATTGAATCTACCCAAGTATTAATAGTGTCTACTTCTTTAGAAAGTAGCACATCATATGGATCTAAGTTGTTATCAGATATGTATTCCTTAAAAGCCTTAGTAGACCTAGTAGAAGCATCCACTATAGAGTAAGTATTTAACTTATCAGGCTCAAGCATTGCTGTATGAAAGTAGCCTCCCATTATTAAAGGAAGTCCTTTATCGTTCTGTCTAAATTTTCTAGGATTCTTTAGTAGATTATAGATGTCTGAGTTAGATAAATATTGTTTACCAAAGTCTCCGTAGTATTTAGAATCATCCCTTAATTGTTCTATTATATTACTTGACATATTTTCCTAGTTCTTTTTTAATTGTTGCAGGTATTGTGTATCGTGTTTCTAATGTTTTGATGATAGTTGAAAGAGGTTTTGAATTGTTGCTCTTTACATAGTTAACTACATCATCCCATTTTTCAGATGTCTTTTTTAAAGTTGGCTTCTTTGTTGCCTTTACAGCAGGTGCTTCTTCGCTTATTCCAACTAAATCTTCTCCTGCCCACAAAGATAATCCTAATCCGTGCATCGCAATAGCTTTTACTGTACTACGTTGAATAGTTTTGTTTACCGCAAAAGATGTTATCTTATCAATAGGTAACGATTGATTATTGTGATTCATAATAGGTAAATAATCTACGTGTTCTACATCATTAATAATTACACCTACTTTTACATAACCAGTGTTGCCATCTGTAAAATAATTAAGACCTGTGTGTTCTGACTCATATACCTTTCTGTTTGCACTAGGATATTGGTCTTTAATCATAGCCCAAGCATAAGCCCAAGATAGATAATCGAATCTTCCCTTTTTCTCTACTCTGTCTTTTACATTGAGAGCAGCTAATGTTTTAAATGTTGATTTTGTGTTTGACATAATTTAAAGTGATTTTGAAATTTTACTGTATTTATTAATTAATTCTTCCCTTCTATTCTTAAGTGATTGGTAATGCTTTAGATTGTTTCTGTTGTTCATCTCTACTTTTATTTTATCATTAAGTAAATTGATTTTCTTTAAGTAAGTACATTTTAAAACATTAATAACTCCTTCTCTAAAGCCATGCATTAGAAAATAATAAAGCTCGTCTTCAAGAACAGGGTTGTAATTTAATCCCATTAACTTAGTGTTATAGATAACAATACGTTTCCCCTGCTTTACAATTTTTATACCTTTAAAGAGGTAAGAGTGATGACCTTCAAATGAAGTGTTCACACTCATACTGTCATTTACAGCTTGATGCCATATGTCCTCAATTGTATATTCGTACATTACTCGTCCTTGTATTTACGGATACAAGACTGTATTACTTGCCTCATTTCTTTATTTTCTGGGTCATCTATAGTGTTCGTAATCTTTTCGATTCCGTAATCTATGTTCTGCCTCAGTAGCGTGTATCCATTAAGAACACATAAGTTTTTAATCTCTATAGTCTTCATGTTATCCACACTACATATGTAGAATAACATAAACCTAGCTTGAGAATATAACCGTAGTTTCTTTTTCTTTTTACTAAATAAATCAGTCTTTAGTATGCCGCATGCTTCGCACACGAAGTCAGCATACAAATTAAATATTCTGTTTTTCATTTTCGGTATGTTTGTTAATGTATTGACTTCCTAAATCTTCAAAGAAACCTCGCCAAGTAAACGGCTCTTCGATTAAGGTATTAAAATTGGCTGGGAGTGAGTCAGTCTCCTTTTGTCTTTGCTTAATGAACTCTTCACTTGATCTTCCCATCAGTATAGAATTTAGTTTTTATGTTTTACAAAAATAATCTTTTTTATTTATATATGCTATTTTTTTGCATTATATTTTCTTTCTATCTCCATGTTTTTAAGTATATGTTCGATTACTTTTACCGTCCATCCATTACCTAACATCTTGTACCTCTGCGTGTTAGATACTCCTTCAGTATAGTTTTCAGGAACTGTCTGTAATCTTTCGCATTCTATTGGCGTAAGCTTTCTCCAATTATACTTTTCATTTATAATGCCCTGGTTTGGTGGTGCTGTGGTCAAGCAATGAGACTTGTTTTTCAATGCTCTACCTCTTCGTGTCTGACTATTTGGATATGATATATCTAATCCCTCACCTACACCTACAGCAGCATAACCTTTCTTGGTTGCTTCAGGGAAACATACCTTGTCCTCTATACGAATCATAGTACGTTGGCTTCGCTCTATACTATTCCACCATGTTGCACCTGAGTACCTTGCAGTTAAACAATAAGCCTTGCCTTTGTTAGTTACCATTCTCTCATCTACCTCTGACCCTTGAAGCTCATCCTCTGTCTGAATGATATCTCTTAATGTAATATGTTGGTCAATAGGATTAAACAAGTACGGTATGTTTGTCCAATAGTATCTCTTCCTGGTTTGTGCAGATACAAGTGCTGAGTCTATGTATATTGCCTCAACACCTAACACATTTGATATAGTGTCTCTGTGTTCCTTTGTCATCTTTACATTCTCTAGTAAGAAATATTTAGGTTTGAGTTCCTTAACCAACCTGACAAACTCAAAGAACAATTTACTTCTAGGGTCATCAAAGTTGAGATTCTTACCTGCTCTACTAAATCCTTGACATGGGCTACCACCCATGATAAGATCTATCTTTTTGTTAAATCCATAAGCACCAAAGTGTTTGGATTCTACCTGAGTAACGTCCCCAAGATGAATCATGTTAGGGAAGTTTTTCGTTGCTATTTTTATAGCATACTTATCTATCTCACTAGCAAAGTAGTTGTCTACCTTGAATCCTAAATTGTCTAGGGCTATCTGTCCACAGGACATGCCATCAAATAAACTTAATACATTCATTGAATTACGATATTATTTTGATTAATAATTGTTCCATGGGCTGCGTCTGCCACCCATCTTCTTGCCTCTTGTATATAAGGAGTGTATCTTGTTTGGTCATCTATTTCTCCTCTGTAATACAAGTGTACTTTAAAAATTTGTGTTTTCATTATTTTAATATTTAAATGTTACCTCATAAGAGGGGCGTCTTTCCGTCCTGTCAGTCTTATTGTAATTTGCTATTTTTTAATGACTATCTAAGTCGAAGGTTGATAGCTAGTGGAAATAACTTTGACTCAAGCATTACAACGGCCTACATTAGCGACAACTAAGGATTTTTAAACTCCACTATTAATATATTTTTATAGACACTTTATCCCACTTACCCATCTTGCCTTCATTAACAAGGAAGTCTATTCTGTGTTTCCACCGTCTATTCATTCGGTCTTGTACTGTCCATATTCCATTCATTTCTCCTGCACACTCTACTGTTACCTTAGTCCCAAACACAAAACCTAACTTTTCTAAGTCTCTTGATACTGCTATCCATCTGTGTGAGGCTGGATTGCTTGGGTCTATATGTTTTCCACTTGCTGTAATCAGTGGTGTGTCGTCTGTCTGTCCTTCAACTGCATGGTATACAGTTGCTGTTACACTAACCTCATCTGTGGGGGCGTACCCCCAAAAGATGAGTGTGAACAATAATGCTATTGAAACCTTATACATTTAATTCTTCTTTAGCTTCTTCAAAGTTGTCACCTAAATACTCTGCAAGGTTCCCATCTAGATAATATCCTTTTAGATGTATTCCCTCACCATTTATATATTTGTTTGGAAGAAAATATATCTCATCATTATCTGTGTCCTTCCAGTCAGGTAAGTCCCATTCAAGTGCATAAGTTTCTTCTCCATTATCAAACTCAAACTCTGCACCCCAACCCTGTTCCTCCTCAAAAGAATAACTGAAAGTTGGTATGTCTTTGACAAAATGCTCTAAGATGATTTCATTATCAATCGGCCCCCATGCTGAGGTAAATCTGTACTGCCCCTCGTGGTACTCGTTGTCATAGCAACCCCACTTTGTACCCCAATTCTTGTAAGCCCAGTCATACCAATTGTCAAACCCATATTTATCTAGTAGGTATGCTCTTCTAGGTTTTGTAAGTGGATAGGACTTAAACTTAGCAGTCTCGTTTAGTTTCATTTGCTTTTCGTATTCCTCCTCACTCACTACTCTGGCCGGACTAGTGGTATTTTCTAGTTCTTTAGGCATCGGCCTGTAGTATTGACATAGCCCTACTTTGGCTATCTCTTCTAACTTTTTCTCGTACTTTTTTTCCACAACTATTTGTGCGTAACAATGATTTGGCATAATTTTTAATTTTTTAATTGATTAATATTTATTGTTCTCTTGCGTATTCTATTACTTGTTGGTATACTTTGTCTTCTACAAACTCCCAAAAGAAATCTGTAATATCCATTCCATTTAATTCTACGGATTCAATCTCCAAGTCCTCTTCAGGTGGCTGCTCGTGTGTTCCTGTGTTGTAGTAGTATGAGTAGTCTATACTCAAACACCACTTGCTCTTACAGTGGTCTTCTTCTATAACGCATGTGCCTTTTGTATTTATGTTCATGTCTTTATTTTTTTTAACAGGCTGCCCACCCAATGAATACATAGTGTGTGTCTGTCTCATAATACTTGCACTCTCTCTTGTCTATATTGTTCAATGCCTCATCATAAGCATCGTCATCTTTAGGCTCGGATATCCTACCTTCTAATGAACACGTAGTAATTGTGCCATTGTACGGATCGTTTCCGTACTCATACGACTCCTCTTCTCTTAAGGATTGGTATGCTTCTCTTGCTGATTTGTAATGTTTCTTGCTTGCATTGTAATGAATGGTTGTTGCTCCCATAATTTAATTGTTTAATTGTTTAATTGATTAATATTTTGACAGAATTTCTCTGTCGGTTTCTAATTGTTTTTTGCTCAATACATTCATCATTGGTGATGTGTTTTCATCCCAAGAATAAAACTGATTGTCTTCTGTTTCGTCAATACATCTAATTGATGTGACATTGTCTGAAAGAAA